AATGAAGAAAGTTCGGTCGAAAAGTTCGGTGTAAATGCGGATAAGTTCGGAGATACATCGGAAACACAGAAGAAAGTCAGTAAAACTGCACAAAAGATAATCGACCTCGTTATTTCAGATCCTTCAATCACAGCTGATAATATGGCCAACAAGATTGGTGTAACTAAACGCGCTATAGAGAAAAATATCAAGAGCCTTAGGGGTATGGGAATTTTGGTTCACGAAGGTTCAGACAAGGCTGGTTATTGGCGCATTATTGTTAAACCATAAACAGAACAACAAACCTATGGAGACCTCTTTCATACCACTCTTTGCAATCATAGCCGTTTTGATTATCGCCTTTTTTGTTTGCCTCTTTGCCACAGGTAAACCATAAAACGCGATACCGAGTGCTTTATGCAATAGCCATTATCATGCTATTAGCTGTTATCCCTATTAGTGAATATATGGCTGGTGGCATACAAAACTCAAGTAACAATTATCTGCTTGTCCTAATATTCGATATTGCAGTAGGATATTTCTGTATGTACATTGCTGCTTTGCTAAAATTCAATGTTCTTAAACGAAAGAACCAAGCATTGGAAAACGCCTTGACAGAAAAGCAACAAGAAAATGTGGCAATCCTATTGGAACATCAAAACGAAAAGCAACAAGCACTTCAGCAAGGAGAGCTTGAATGGTTAACAGAAAAAATCAAGGTATTTACTGAAGAAGAACAGGAAGCTATACTTGCCAGTGCTCTATCATTTGCTGAACATGACTTGATAGTTGCTCCCTCAATAAACATACAGCCCAAAGAAACATGTAGTCAGCAAGAACTAATGTACTTTGTCTGCTCTGCTTTTTACAATATGGATAAAAGCCGTAGTAAAATTGTGAGTTTTTTGATGAAAATTTTTCCTCTCTATTTTCCTGCTGAAGAAAGTGTATTGGCAAAAAGATGCCGGGATTAGAAAAGGTTAGGGAGAGAAGAGAAAAAGAAACAACAGCGCTAGTGTCACATTAAAACCGGAACACTAGCGTTTGGCAATTAATTTAATTTCCCCATTCAAGGCATATGTTTACTCAATTGGATTATATGGAGAAACCGTGGTTCTCCGTCAGGTACGACTTTTTGCCGTCAGCTATTTTGAATCAGGAGGACAGTTGATAGAAAAATCTTAAGTCTATTCAAGAGATGAGTAGAAAGAGGCAACATCACCATCCTTCATTATATAAGAAATCTGCTTATTCTTTTCCGCTATAATCTTTAATTGCTTCTTTTCTTCTAAAGTCCAGTTCTTGATTTTCTTAAGTTCTGAAATTATTGAATGAGTTTGTTTAAAACTGTTGCTATTTTCCAAATCCATAATAAGTTTCTCTTTTTCTTTGTCTTCCTTATTATCTATCTGTCCATTATGGCTTACCTGCTCTTGCTTATTTATGTAATGGACAGCCATCAATTTTTCATTCGATGCAGTTGTATCAATAATGGTTTTGACTAATTTGTCCAATTCAGATCCTTCTGTATAGTCTGCAGGAGTATAATATTTTATGCGCTTATCTTCCATCATTTTATAGACTTTTCGTTTATCTTTTGTTTTTGGATTATAAACTCCAATAGAATGACCTGAATAAGAATTAATGAGTTTCATACAAGGTATATCCGTATCACTATCACCTATATATACCATATTTCTGAAAGGAATACGAATGTCCTCTGGTTTAAAATAGTCATTGACACCTGAATCATTCACATCTAATGTCCCTTTTTCTATTCTAAAAAGGAATTGAGTCTTGCTCGTGTAATTAATAACTTGTGCTGGCCATTGAGCAACACCATCTTTATCATAATAGAAGGAACTGGCATAAATTTTTTCAAATTCATTAGCGACTTTTGTACCTTCTATCATTTCTTTAAGACCTGATGAAATGATATAATGCTCTACAATAACTCCTCTTTCCATGCCATAGTCTCTAATGCGCTTAAACCAAGTCTCAACACCGGGGAATAATTGTACTTTCGCCCCATAATCCATTAATGCCTTTTTATTAAATATGACTTTTCCATGCGCTTTCTGAATCATGGTAAACATGTAAGCCAAATTTTGATCCATGTCATTCTCTTCAGCTAACCCATTGGACTCTTTCCAAAAAGATTCGACTTCATCCCCAACAGATTGTATATACCCTTGCGCTTGCATGTCATCTGGTGATAATGTCTTATCAAAGTCATAACATATTGCAACAACTGGTTTACTTTCCTTTGTTTTTCTAATAAATTCTTTATTCATATGCTATAATAAAAAAATGAGACACAATTACTATTAATTATGCCTCATTTATGATTTATCTATTCAGTAATTTCTTATTTTACTACTTTGAATTACTTATTATTTGACTTCCTCAAAAATAATGCATTATATAAATCAGTAAGTTACAAATATATGGTACAAATATGATATCCTTTTATACAATACACTCTAATAATAAAGAGAGTTTCTCATAGAGAAGGAAAGATTTATATTTATTTAACACTTCATTTCCTGTTTGCAGATGTTTTCATTTGCTACTGGATATTTTCACTTGTTATGCTTTTCTTTTCACAAATGGCATAAAATGAGTTTATTACAATTCCGCCCTCTATTTTTGCCTTTCGTTTTTTATGAAAATGCGTTGTACCTTTGCATTGAGAAATAAATAACAATAGACATGAAGCAAAAACAATATATACTCCACTCTTGGGCAATAGAGATCATTGCGGTAGTGCTGGCTTCGATGATTGCATTTCAAGTATGCAATATATTTGGCATACGAATGAGTTTGCTTCCGTTTATTATGGCTACCGGGTATGTCATACTAAAACTCATGTATCATCTTTGCATTATCGTGGCAAGATATATTATAGAAGCCATCCCTCCATCATTTTGGGTATCAGTTAAGAAAAGGGGCAGTAAGAAGACATTGGCTTTAGCTTCTTTTCCTATCTCAAACAGCGAAGAAGTTCAGAAAAAACGAATGGAGTTATTTCACTATGAATATCAGCGTGAGCAACAACAATACCAGCAGCAAAAAGAGAAAGAAGATGATGAAAAACTTAATGCTATTCTGAAATACACACAAGATACATTTAAACGTTTTGATTTGGATGAAACTGAGATTTTTCAAATATGTGAATGTGTTCGTTATTTTGTGACCAATAGGCGAGTTCTTTCTATGACTGAAATTCATATCAAGAAACACAGTTCTATCACCCAAATCTCTTTGAAGAACTTCGCTTGGAATATCGCTTTCCAATATAATATAGGTGGAGATATGACTACATCATTTGTGATGGCGACATTTGCCGAATGGTTCGCTAACTCTACATTTGACACTGTTAGAAAAAATCTACGCACTACTACTGGACGGCATAAGATTGAAATTGACGAAAATATATTATCAAAATACGCTATCTAATCTTTTTTTGCTTCCTGATAATAATTATTATCGGAAGTTGCTTATACTGTCAGACAATTTATATAAATTTGCTCTCGGATTAAAACATTTTACCTCATGGCTAATTTAAACAGACTAAAAGTGGTACTTGCAGAGCAACAGAAAACAGGAAAATGGCTTGCAGAGCAAATTGGGAAGTCCAACTGTACTGTAAGTAAATGGTGCAGCAATTCAGTTCAACCAGACCTTAAAACGCTTAATGATATAGCCAATGTTCTTAATATTGACGTGAAAGACTTGCTTGTCAGCAGTTGCAAATCATAAAACAACTTATTGTCATGGAAGTAAACAAGAAAGAACTTAAAGAACAAGAGATACGTACTCTGTTCATTACTCCTGCGCTCCAACGAAAAGGTTGGGCTGTAAGTGTAAATATGCGTGAAGAGTACTATTTTACAGATGGCCGAGTACTTGTTATTGGCAATCACCATTCAGTTGCGGAGGGCAAAAAAGCGGATTACCTATTATATCATAAAGGTAAGCCCATTGCTGTAGTTGAAGCCAAAGACAATAAACACGCTGTTGGAGGCGGCATCCAACAAGCTATGGATTATGCCCAAATCCTTGACTTGAAATTTGCGTATTCCAGTAATGGCGATGCATTCTTGGAACATGACTTTATCACGGGGAAAGAAACAGAAATTAAGTTAGAGGACTTTCCGACAAAGGAAGAACTATATAGCCGTTATCTTGCATCCAAAAACTACACATCGGAGGAGCTCAATATAATAGAAACACCTTTCTACTATGATGCTCATAGCCATGAACCAAGATATTATCAACGTATAGCAGTTGACCGTACAGTAGAAGCTATCGCAAGAGGACAACAACGTGTCCTTGTAGTAATGGCAACTGGTACTGGTAAGACTTTTACTGCATTCCAGATTATCCATAAACTTCATAAGAGTAAAGCAAAGAAAAAGATACTTTATCTTGCAGACCGCAATGTTCTTATAGACCAAACAATGGTTCAGGACTTCAAACCTTTCAAGAAGCAGGGTATAATAACTAAAATAATCTCACCTAAAGAAGGAGAAGCAAAGATTAATTCTGCGTTTGAGGTGTATATGGCTTTATACCACCAATTGGTCGGGAAAGAGGGTAAACCAGATCCATTCTTGGAGGTACAGCCAAGTTTCTTTGATTTAATTATTGTCGATGAGTGTCATAGAGGAAGTGCAAAAGACGATTCCGCATGGCGCAAGGTATTGGAATATTTTAGTTCGGCTACCCAAATTGGTATGACAGCCACACCGAAAGCAGACGAAGGAGCGAACAACTTGGATTATTTCGGTGAACCAGTATATACCTATTCACTTCTTCAAGGCATTCAAGATGGTTTCTTAGCTCCATATAGGGTTACAGCAGACTTTATTAATGTTGATTTACAAGGATGGACTCCAGAAGAAGGTGAAATAGATTTATTGGGTAAGGAGATTGAACAGAAACTATATCAAAGACAGAATATAGGTCGTGATCTTGCCATCAAGTTAAGGCGTAAAGTAGTAGCACATAGGATAACCCAAATGTTACATGACATTGGTCGTATGACAAAAACAATAGTATTCTGTTCTGATACTGAGGAAGCTGCCGAAATGCGGACGCTGCTTATCAATATGAATAGCGATTTATGTAAAAAGTCGCCTTACTATGTTACACGTATTGTTGGTGAGGATAAAGAAGGTAAGAAACAACTGGACAATTTCATTAGTGTGGATGAGCCTTATCCTGTAATTGTTACCACATCTGAACTTTTATCTACAGGAGTGGACTGCAAAACTTGTGGTTTAATCGTCATAGACAAAGAAATTGGTTCTATGACTGAATTTAAGCAAATCATTGGACGAGGTACACGACTTAGAAAAGACAAGGGCAAATGGCATTTGGAAATCCTTGATTTCCGCAATGCTACCGCAAAATTCAAAGATCCAGCATTTGATGGCGACCCGGAACCACCAAAAGGAGGAGGGAAAAAGCCCAAGCCTTACAAAATCATTGATGCTCCAGAAACTCCAATAGTATCTGAGCCTCGTGAGAAATATCTTATCAGCGGTAAGAATATTCGCATTGCCCATGAAATCGTTTCAGTGTTAGGAGAAGATGGTAAGACGATGAGAACGGAAAGTGTTCAGTCGTTTGCTAAAAAGCAATTATTACGCCATTACCAAACTTTGGATGATTTTATCCAAACGTGGACGGAGGCAGAACGCAAACAGGCCATTATGGATGAATTGAAGGAATATGCTATTCTGATAGATGCTGTACGTGAAGCTAATCCGGCATTGAAGGATGCCGACATCTTTGATGTGATATGCCACGTTGCGTTTGACCAACTGCCATTAACAAGGAAAGAGAGAGCAAACAATGTAAAGAAGCGTAATTACTTCGGGAAGTACGAAGGTAAAGCTCGCGAAGTATTGGAGGCTCTTCTTGACAAATATGCAGAGAATGGTATTCTCGACTTTGAAAAGGCGAACATCTTGGAGATACCGCCATTCAATAGCATAGGAAAACCAACAAAAATCATAAAGTTATTTGGCGGTAAGGTTGCTTTTGAGCAAGCCATCAGAGAACTAGAATATCAAATTTATAAATCAGCTTAAAAATGGCAGTAAACAACATCATAAAGCGAATCCAAAATATAATGCGCCAAGACGCTGGTATCAATGGTGACGCACAGAGAATTGAACAAATGACTTGGATGTTTTTCTTGAAAGTCTATGACACTCAGGAAGAAACTTGGGAATACAAAGATGAAAACTACAAGTCTATCATCCCCGAAGATTTGCGTTGGCGTAAATGGGCAGTAGATGAAAAAGACGGTGAAGCATTAACAGGAGAAGCATTGCTCTCTTTTGTCAATGAAAAACTGTTCCCTACTTTAAAGAATCTTCCGATAGACGCCAATACACCAAGAGCCAAAAGCATTGTTCAAGAAACATTTGCTGACTTAAACCAGTATATGAAGAATGGAACGCTTTTGCGTCAAGTGGTCAACATCGTAAATGAAATCGAATTTGACGATGCTGATGACCGCCACACATTTGGAGATATTTATGAGGGAATCTTGAAAGACTTGCAATCAGCAGGCAATGCAGGTGAGTTCTATACTCCACGTGCTTTGACAGACTTTATCGTGATGATGCTTGACCCGAAATTGGGCGAGACCTTTGGTGACTTCACCAGTGGTACAGGCGGCTTCCTTACCTCTGCTCTCAATTATATGAGTAAGAGCGTCAGTTCTGCCGAAGATGGAGAAAAACTGCAAAATGCAGTCGTAGGACAAGAATGGAAACCGCTACCTTATCTTTTGAGTATAACAAATCTGTTACTCCATGATATTGAAGCTCCCAATATAGCTAACTGTGATTCGCTTGGAATAAATATCACTGATTTCAAAGAAAGTGACAAGGTGGATGTTATCGGTATGAATCCTCCGTATGGTGGTAGCACAGAAGATAGTGTAAAAAGCAATTTCCCGGTGCAGTACCGTTCAAGTGAAACAGCGGATTTGTTCATAGCCCTTATCATGTACCGCCTCAAAGTTGGTGGTAGATGCGGTGTGATTATCCCAGATGGTTTCTTGTTTGGTACGGATGGAGCAAAACTTGCACTTAAAGAAAATTTACTCCGCAAGTTCAATCTGCATACCATCATCCGTTTACCGGGCTCGATATTCTCCCCATATACCTCTATTGCAACCAACATTCTTTTCTTTAATAATGAAGAAGCAGAGGGCTGCGAAGAAGGATTCAAGACCAAAGAGACATGGTTCTATCGCTTGGATATGCCGGAAGGCTACAAGCACTTCTCAAAGACCAAACCAATGAAGGTGGAGCATACCCTACCTATTCAGGAATGGTGGAAAGACAGGAAAGAAATTATCAGTGATGAAGTGGGAGAAAAGAGCCGTGTGTTCACTGCCCAACAGTTGATTGATTTGGATTGCAACTTCGACCAGTGCAAGTTCCCGAAAGAGGAAGAAGAAATACTCCCTCCGGCAGAACTGCTCAAACAGTATTTTGAGAAACGTACTGCACTCGACCATGAAATAGACAAAACCCTTTCTGAGATTCAAAAAATTCTCGGCATAGACATAAAATCGTGTAACTGATAATAGTGAAGTGATATGAAAGATTTGACCATCTCAAACATAGAACGGCAGAATGTACTTAACAATCGTTTTGCGGTCAGTAAAGTACAAGAGCATCTTGATATAGAAGGAATGCTCTTTGAGGGAGAATACCGCTTTACAAAAAAAATGGTTGCCGACTTTTATCAAGTTGACACATCTACAATAGATCGTTACCTGCAATCAAATTCTGATGAATTGAAGCATAACGGATATATTTTATGTAAGGGTAAACAGCTGAAAGAGTTTAAGTTAGAATTTGCTCACCTTATTAATGAGGCGAGCAAAACAACACAACTTGGACTGTTTAATTTCCGCTCTTTCTTGAATATGGGTATGCTACTTACAGAGAGTGAAAAAGCCAAGAAAGTCCGTAGCCTTATCTTGGATTTTGTGATTACCACTATCAATGAAAAGACAGGTGGAGGAACAAAATATATCAACCGCAGGGATGTGCATTACCTTCCTGCCGCAATAACAGAGGAAAACTATCGTAAAAATCTCACTTCTGCCATCAATCAATATGTGGACGGACATCCCACATACAAATATTCTCAAATTACAGATTTCATATACAAGGCTGTATTCAAGGAGAATGCTAAGGAATACCGGGAAGTGTTGAAGTTGGATTCCAAAGACAATGTTCGACACACGCTGTATTCAGAGGTTTTATTGGTTATTTCTTCTTTTGAAAACGGTGTGGGTGCAGCTATCAATGAACGATTCAAGGAAAATGGTGGCAGAAAACTTACTATTGACGAAGTGGAGCGTATTGTAAACGAACTTGCCGAACATCCCATGCAGAAACCTTATCTGAATGATGCCAGAACAAAAATGGCTTCAAGGGATTTCAGTTTCCGGGATGCGTATCATGGTAACATTGCAGACTATCTGCAAGCTGTTACTCCTGAAGAGTTTGAACGATTCATCGGTGACCAGTCTATTGATTTTGACCGTATTTTAGCGGACAATAAAGATGTACTGAAACGCTTAAAACAGGCAGAGGATGAGTAAGGAAATTATTTACATAGATTACGATGAAGCCCTAAACATCTATAGCAAAATGATTGATGCCAGTGATGGTGGCTTTGAAGGAGTGCGTGATGAAGGCGGTATTCGTGCTACATTGGATTTTGTGCAAAATGATTTATACTATCCTACCTTTGCCGACAAACTGACCTATTTGATGTATAGATTTTGTTCCGGGCACTTCTTCAATGATGGGAACAAGCGTATTGCACTGACTTTGGGTGCGTACTTCTTACACAAAAATAATTACTATTGGCACGCTTGTATCTGTATGCGTACATTGGAATCTATCATTTATCACGTGGCAGCATCGAACATCGACCAAGATTTGCTGCTACGCATCGTCAATAGCTTTTTAACCAGTAAAGATTATGACGAAGAACTGAAAATAGATATTGCCAATGCCATGAGCAAAGGTGAGTTAGGAATACAAGGCGAAGATTACGAATAAATGAATATAATTATGGCGAATGTACTTGAAATCATAAAAAACGAAATTACGCAAGATTATTATAAAAATAATTTTCCAAATGATGGTCAACGTTTCGTTGCGTGGTATATGCGGAATATACATCTTCTGGATCAAAGACAAGCTAAAGATGCCATCACAGACGGAGCCAATGATAAACAAATTGATGCCGTATATATTGATGAAGACGAGCAAAAAATATATATTGTACAAGGGAAATACTACCTTGGTGAATCTGTTGATGCAACTCCTGTGAGAGAAGTTATATCTGCTTGGAGCCAGTTTAGTAACTTAGCTCAATTACAGGAAAATGCTAATTCTAAATTAAAGACTAAAATATCAGAAATAGCAACAGCATTAGAAGATGACTCTTACTGCGTATGTTTTGAATTAATAACAACATCTATCTTTACGGATGCGGCTATGGATGATATACATTCATTCCAAACCAAATTATCAGAGGAAGATGATGCTGAATTGAATTATAGTACACAATTCTCCGTAGTTGATAAACAAGGTTTGGAAGATGCTTATAGTTGTGTTATTGAACAAACGAATCCAACTTTAAACCATACTATCAAGCTTGAAGTTGGTAAATATATGACGACAGAATTAGGGGCGACAAGCGTAATAGTTGCAGCCATGCCTCTGAAAGAATGTATAAAACTCCCTGGCATTAAAGATGGGTCTTTGTTCCAGAAAAATGTACGACAGAGTTTAGGCATTAACAATACTGTAAATAAAAAGATCAAGAAAACCATAAACGATCCGAATAAATGTGGTGACTTCTTCTTTTTTCATAATGGAATCACTGCCATTTGTAACAAAATTGAAGAATGTGGCAATGGTGAGTTTAAACTTTATGGATTGAATGTTGTAAATGGATGTCAATCATTGAATACTATTTTAAGTTGTAGTGAGAATGTACGAAAGCGTGATGATGCTTATGTTCTATTCAGATTTTATGAAATTCCACAAAGAGACAGGGCTGATTCTATTAGCATTAACACAAACACGCAAAGTGCTGTAAAGGCAAGAGATTTACGCAGTAACAGTAAGCAGATATTAAAACTCAAAAAGGCATACGAAGCAAAATATTCTAATGGATTCTTTGCAACCAAAAGAGGTGAAATTATTCCAGCCGACAAGGACAAACAGTACTGCATAGAGTTATCATATTTAGGAAAGAATCTTACAGCTTGGTACATGCAAAGACCTAATTTATCTTATGGTGAAACTAAGATTTTTGACAAGTATTTCAATACATTGTTCAAGAACGACTATTTGCCTGAAGATGCTTATGCTCTATCGTTTTGGATGAGAAAAATAATGGATGCATGGACTCAGGAAAACCCATTAGGACTGGAAGAGGAACTACTAACAATGAAGGCTTATGCTCCATACCATCTTCTTTTTGCCATATCAATGGTTTTTGCTAAATGTAACAATCAAACAAATGTACCATCACCGAGTGAGTGCTTAAAAGTTGCTTCTGAAAACAATCTTGTTGACAGCATAATTAATATTGCGGCAAACTGTTTAAACAGTGCTATTTCGGCAGAAAAAAACAATTGCGAGCAGAATAATAAAAGTTTCATTCCTCAAAATTGGGTAAAAAACAAGAGTTGCAATGCAGGTATTATGTCTGCTATTCAGAATTATTTTTCTTTCCTCCCAACAATGAATAAGGAGATGGATTCCAAACTTAAAAATGGAGTAAAAATAGACTCAAAGTATTTCTCATATAGAGTACAAGCAGAGGATTAAAAATGAACGGAAAGCAATTAAAAAACAGCATACTCCAGTGGGCGATACAGGGCAAACTTGTACCGCAAGATCCTAATGACGAACCGGCATCTGTACTTCTTGAACGTATCAGAGCCGAAAAAGCTAGACTGGTCAAGGAAAAGAAAATTAAAAAAGATAAAAACGAATCTATCATTTACCGTGGTGAGGACAATTCCTATTATGAGAAGTTTCTCGCTACCGGGGAGGTGAAGTGCATTGACGAGGAGATTCCGTTTGAGATTCCAAAGGGATGGGAATGGAGTAAACTGTCAAATGTTATAGAACTGCTATCAGGGCAAGACTTTATTCCTGAAAAGTATAATTCGAGTAATCAAGGAATTCCCTATATTACAGGAGCAAGTAATATTGTGAATGGGAATTTGGCAATAAATCGTTGGACTGAAACTCCTACGGTAATAGGAAAATTAGGAGATTTACTTATTGTTTGTAAAGGTTCAGGAGTTGGGAAAATGTGCATCTGTAATGTAGATAAAATACATATTGCTAGACAAATTCAAATTATTAGAAATTTCTCTAATGCGATAAGTCTATCATATGTTAAATCTGTAGTTGAAGCTAATTTGCAAACGATAATTTCTAATGCACAAGGTGTTATCCCTGGAATTAGCCGTGAGCATATATTAAATCTTCTAATTCCACTTCCACCTACTAACGAGCAATATGAAATAGATAAAAAACTTCAAGAAATATTACCTTTTATCGATCGATATGCAAAATCTCAAGAGGCATTAGATAAATTAAATGTAGAGCTTCTAGGAAATCTCAAAAAATCCATCCTACAAGAAGCTGTTCAAGGTCGGCTTGTACAACAAATAGCAGAAGAAGGAACTGGCGAAGAGTTACTTGAACAGATAAAATTGGAAAAGCAGCAACTCATTAAAGAAGGCAAGTTGAAGAAGTCTGCTTTGACTGATTCTGTTATCTTTCGTGGTGACGATAACAAGTATTATGAGAGGATAAATGCGCAAACCGTTGAGATTGAGCTTCCTTTTGAATATCCTAACAATTGGTCTGTGCTACGTTTGAAAGATATATGCCAACTGATAGACGGTGAAAAAAGAAACGGAAAGGGCATCTGTCTGGATGCAAAATACCTACGTGGTAAATCATCTGCTACCATTGTAGAGAAAGGAAAATTTGTCTATGCCGGAGATAACATCATTCTTGTAGATGGTGAAAATTCAGGTGAAGTTTTCACTGTTCCGCAAGATGGGTATATGGGGAGTACATTCAAACAGTTATGGCTCTCTTCGACTATGTGGAAACCATATATTTTGGCTTTCATTCTGTTCTATAAAGAGGATTTGAGAAATTCAAAAAGAGGTGCGGCTATTCCGCACCTCAATAAAGAGTTATTCTACAATCTGCCTATTGGTATTCCACCTTATCAAGAACAGCAGCGTATTGCAAAACGGATAAATGAACTATCGCAGTTGCTCAAATAGTTTTTCTATTTGAGCAACAATGCGTTGTTGTTCTTTAATCGGAGGTAATGGTATTAATATTTCTTTTACTTTTGCTATACTTACACCACCTATAATGCCCGTTTTATTTAGGTTAAATAGTTCAAAGAACGATGGTGACTGTAGATAATAGTACATGTATTTCCCGATTCCAACAAATGGTGAGAAACAACATAACTTATTCCCAAAACATACATCTTGATTCAGTATTGCAATTTTTCTTCCGGCACTTCCACCTTCAATACACATCAATATTGAGTTATTGGGAGCAAGTCTAAAATCAGGTTCATATTGTTTTGGAATCGCAATGCCATTATCGTAAATAATCCGATTATTAAAATCAACATCCTTAGTTCCAATATAATAACGTCCTATAACATCTGTAAATTTTGATTTCTTTTCAGTTTCACTAATACTGTTGCCAGTGTAAATGTTTGCAATATGAGAAAGTCTTGTCCATACCCAATTCTTGGGAGTTTCAAAAGGTATCTGTTCTGTTATATCTAAGCACTTTTTACCTACCTGCTCATAATACTTGTTATCGTCACCTTTGAAGATAATAGAATCAGTCAAAGCAGACTTCTTCAACTTACCATCTTTGACGAGCTTCTGCTTTTCCAATTTTATTTGTTCAAGTAACTCTTGGGCTGTGCCTTCCTCTGCAATCTGCGGTACAAGTTTTCCTTGAATTGCCTCTTGAAGAATAGACTTCTTTAACTTATCATTTATTGTTACATTCAGCTCATCCAAACAGTTCTGAACTTTACTATATTTTTCTACTTGTGGTAAGAGTTCTCCTAACTTAGTAACAATTTTATTTTGCTCAGGAAGAGGGGGAAATGGTAATAACAACCCTTTTAAACGGTTCGTTGAAAGTCCAGGCATTGCAGTTCCTACAGAGGATAAGTTATTACTTTCTTTTAATAGGTAGATAAAGTGATACACATATTCACAAATACCATTTATACATGGGCGTAATCTGTGAACATGATTTTGAAGACAAATATCATAATCATAGTTCCAAATTGCAGAACGACCGTAACCCGCACCACCTTCACAAACAAGCAAATCGCCTTTTGTAGCAGAACAGTTATTAATCTCTTCCTCTGTAAAATTCATAATTTTTACATTATCAAGGACGAAATATCCCCAATAGAGATTGGATGTAGTAATAAATTTCTGCGGCGTTCCGCCATTCTTGTTGCTACTACTTTGCTGTTTTCCACTTGTATGATTGAAAATATTACCAATGCGTGTCCATTCCCATCCCTTTGGAATCTCAAACGGAATCTCCTCGTCAATGCACTTCACCTCCCCGGTAGCGAGAAACTTCTCATAATAGGAACTCAATGAATTTGTAAATACCATACATTATTAATGATAGTGAATTGTTTAACTAATAATGTATCAGACATGAACATTGGAAATTTTGAAATGTATCTTCGTCAAGGAAATATGGCGGAGAACACGATTGCGGCTTATCTATATGCCGTAAAAGAGTATTATTCCCGACATAAGGAATTGAACAAGCGCAACCTGCTTGTTTACAAAACCTATCTCATTGAGAAATTCAAGCCTAAGACCGTGAATCTGCGTATTCAGGCAATGAACAAATATCTTGATTGCATGGGGAAATCTCGTCTGAGATTAAAATCCGTTAAAGTACAACAGCGTAGTTATTTGGAAAATGTCATCAGCAATGCCGATTATACCTTTTTGAAAAACAAGTTAAAAAAGGAAGAGAATCAAGAATGGTATTTCGTTGTTCGTTTCCTCGCTGCCACAGGTGCAAGAGTTAGCGAACTAATACAAATGAAGGTGGAACACGTGCAAATAGGTTATTTTGACATCTACACTAAAGGTGGAAAAATTCGACGTATCTACATTCCGAAGTCTTTACGTAAAGAAGCCACAGAATGGCTTGACAAAGTCAATCGTACTACAGGTTATCTTTTTCTTAATCGCTTTGGTGAACGTATCACTACCAGAGGGATTGCACAACAGTTGAAGAACTATGCAACCAAATACGGATTGAATGAGAAGGTGGTTTACCCTCATTCGTTCCGTCACCGCTTTGCCAAGAATTTCTTAGAAAAATTCAACGATATTTCTTTGCTTGCTGACCTGATGGGGCATGAGAGCATTGAGACCACTCGTATTTATTTGAGGCGTAGTAGTGCCGAGCAACAGGAGATTGTGGATAAGATTATAACTTGGTAAAAGCAATTTATCTGCGTCGCTGTGAATTTTTCGTCTTCTGTTCTCCCCAAGGGAGTTCAGAAGATGAAACTCCGCTGCCTGTTCCGACATGGACTTGTGCCTGACCACCGATGGCTAGTTCAAAAGCCACTCCAAGCAGGTTGGCTTGTGCTTCATTGACTTGTTCCTGAGGCTCAAACACATCATTTATCAATTCATAGATGGTAGCTTCGTCTTTGGTGAAACTTTCCCATATTGGATTGAACCAATCAACATATTTTATAGTATCGTATTTCTCATTACCTACCTGTGTCCAAATATGCAGACTTGGATTATTATAATTAGGGATGAAATGGTGGACAAGTTCCGCTCCAGATGACAGACTGTAACGCTGAGGATTAGCCTTACGGTCGAGCTGGGCAATGCGTAAATTCAACTTATCTATAACAGATTCCTTTTCTTTGGATTGTCGGTCGGCTTTTTCTGCCATACATATAACCTTGTCTATCTCTTTTTGATAGCCGTTCCTTAATTGTTCAATCTCTCCCCTGTGCTTTTCTTTCAGTTGAGACTTTTCAGCTATGAGGTTTTTAATCTGATTTTTGAGTTTGACAATCTGCTCATCCCTATTCGCAAGTTCTTTTTTCGCTTTAGCCAAATCCCCCTTGCCGAACCACGAAAGAATTGTGTTTTTTCCATCTTGTGCTTTTTCAATGTCTGCTTGCAATTTAGCGATGTCTTCCTCATACCGATTTATCTGCTGCTTATAGTATTCCGAGTTTGCCAAATGTTTTGCTGTAGACCCTACAATGCCACGCTGCAATCCGAATGGTTTCATGGCTGCTGCATAACTGTTCTGGTATTCGTGCAGCTTGCTACGTCGCATCACATCATCTGCCGATAGGCGTGCCCCGGACTTCGTTGCATACTTCTTCTCACCCTCACGCTTCTTGCGAAGCCGTTCTGTTGTTACAATAGGTACGATTGTGGCGTGCAGGTGCGGAGTTTTCTCGTCCATGTGCAATACGCAGGAAACAAGATTTTTACTTCCGAAAGTATCTTTAAGCCATTTCAGATTGGCATCTATCCAATTATTCAACTTGCCTTCTTTGGCAATCTTCATCATCTGTTCATGTGTCCCAGTTAGGATGATGCGGATGGCTTTTGTCTGATTCTTGCCGACCTTGCGATGTAGTACGGCATGGTCTATCCGATGTTGTACGGCATCCGTCCTGTTCTTCACTCCGACAGGAAATGTAACCAGTTCCCGATTGAGGTGTGTCCTGTTTGCATCGGCATTGACGGGTACATATTTTTCCCCCTTGGCATCCTTCCTTTCTATATGGCATGACATACCGGAATCATTACCACTGCCACGTTGCAGGTGGCAGACTGCGTATTGCGTATTACTCATATCTCATTTTCTTTATTGTCGTACATTGATTCTTTGGTTGTAAAATCCCGCCTTTTGTGCCATAGGCAGCCAGGGGTCAAGAGGGAATCCCTCCGCTTATGGGCTTTTTTACTGCCACTCGGAGAGTGAAAGCGGTGAAAATGCCCTAATAAGCTACGGGATTTTACAAACCCTTTTCCAAAGACAGCGAGCTGTCCTATTCATTTTTTATCACATCTGTTCTACATCCACTAACTCCAGTTTCAATTCATCAATGAGCGTCTGCAAAGCCGGATTGCGCTGTATCATTTTATCAAGAATCATTTGTGGAGTATCAGTCATTAATAAGAAATCCGCAATATCCAATCCGTACTTTCGCTGTTCGTCAGTGGCGCATTGTTCCAAGCTATCACTCAATACAACTTTGGAACATACGGAAGTGAGCAAAGGCATTTTGGCTTGCCAAACTTCTTTTGCACCTAAATCCGGACATAGCATAACTGACCGACCTATCAAAACATTCACCACATCAGACTTGAAGCATCCGTGCATTCCACCTGTAGCCAGCCATATAAATTCCGGCATATAATGGGTAGCAATCAAAGCGGATTTTTCGCTTTCAACAATGGCTACTGGTTTGGTCGGTTTCTCAGACAGCAGATGTTCGCCAAACAAACATTGCTTCAAATTATAGTCTTGAAGCTTCAGTTCTGTATGTACCCAACTCACATAACTTCTTGGCTCTTTTACCCGATGTCCCGTTGTGGAATCATACAACATAATCTTCCCTGTTCGCACATTACCCTTCCAATCAATTTGCCAATAGACAGTAGAACCGCCCCACTTCTTTGATGTGCCAACATGATACAGTTGGAATATCCGAGAAGTCTCGTCTTTGCTCAATACTCCAGAAAGATAAATGTACAATGGATTCATATCATAGTTGGTAAGAGTACGTTCCATTAGCTCACTGTCAACAAAAGAAGGAGGTAGCAGGTATGACTTAGGCCTATCAGCTTCAACAAAATTATCCTTATTGTAATCCAGCACCATTGGGTTGTCATGGAAATAATCTGACGGAGTATAATGATATTGGCAAGATTGTTCATGATCGCATCTACCCACATAATCAGGAAAGGTTATTTCTCCTTGACTATCTATGTACTTGACAAAACATTGCTTCTTTCCACATTTCGGGCATGATAGCTTTGAACCACGTTTATATTTTTGAAGAGAAAATCTATATTTGGTCATATTTCATCGTTTTATTATTGCAGTTCGTGCAGTTTGCACTTATTGCAGTTTTGCAGAAATCCTATATGAAAACAAAGTGCAAACTGCAACAACTGCGACGTGCAAATGAGGTTATCTATTGCAGTTTCTCATATTCTCCTCGTTTTACTTTCTTGATAATCTTATTTGTGGCAAGATTGACCAAAGAATACATTACTGATCGTTCTGACAATCCGACCTCTTTCCCAGCTTGAATGGCATCGGAAGTTGTAAAAGTCACGGAAAGGCAGTCGAGCAATTCTTTCTTTTGAGGCTCAATGCTCTCGTTTAACATATACTTCTGAATATCTGCATAACAACTCTCAAAATATTCACTTAAAGCAATAGCCGATTTTGTTGAATCTATATCCACAAAATCCTTATGAACCTCTCCACAAGCCCAACGAAGGATTTGCAAGATCAATGCTAAACGAGCCGTTATCATGGGAGCCTTAATTACTCTGCTATCCACCAGTCCGTCATCTTGAATTTGATTGACAGCTCGAATTGCATTATTACGCCAATTAGTAAAATAGGCTTTGGCTTCCGAAGAAAAATCCAAAATATTTTGTGTATTTCCACCACTCTCGTTCTCTGCAAAAGGCAAGCTAACCACCTTGTCAATTATTGATTCCCACATAGCCGAGTATTTCTCAAAAGTTGCAAAGGACGAATCTTCATCCAATTGCCAATCAGCAATTTCTTTGGACGATGGATAAACAAAAATAATTCGGTCAAGCAGACCATTCTCTTTATAACCTTTCTCTATCAGTTCGTGTATACGTGTTGTTTGCATCGTACCCACAATGTTTATAAAGGGATATTCTATATGAATCGGTACTGGCATACTGCACCTTGAAATATCCAAAGGCTTACCGCTAAATGCAGTTAATAGCTGCTCGATAAGTTGTCCTCTGCTATATTGGTTTACGGCATTAAACATACCCATAATCTCATCCACATATACTACAATACCTCGTTGGTTGTCATCAAGTGCACGCATTAACGCTTCTGGAGTAAAGTCTGATATAATAGCCCTCCGTAAAATAGGTTTGTTGGGCAAAGGAGTAGTATTTTCTTTCTTACCTTTATTGCTTTCTATCAGATTGTTATATTGCTCCATCTCCAACTTGAATTGTTTGACAGCTTGTGCATCATGCTTGCGGATAGGGCGGAAAGCAAAATCCAATGGTGGAGTTTTACCCATTCCGGGACGACCCACCAATATCATATAAAGGGCAGAATTACTAATCCAACCACCACGAATACGGATGTTGACAGCGTTGCCAATAGCGGTTGACATTGCCACCAAAAGAGAAGCCATCATGTACTCAATGGAATAATTCTCCTGTCGAGATAAAACCAATATCATATCCTGAATTTTGACAGGAAAAGCATTCAAGGGAATCTTGTTTTCAAAGACCCCTTCAAATTCCATTCTGAGTGCATTGCATAAATTGGTTGAATCCATTAGAATTTGGTATTTCTTTTTGACTTTATGAATTGGGCGGCTTCATCTTCCAAGTTTTTATCAGATTTTATTTTGCCAGCATGGAGCCACTCGTCAATTTCTGATTTTAGGAACATGATACGTTTCCCTCTTTTGTGGAATGGGATTAGATGGCAACTCGTCCAACCATATACAGTTTGTTCTGCCGGGTGGCTGGGAATATAATCACACAATTCTTTGAGGTTCATCCATTGTTCGGTTGGCACGCTTTGATTCTGATTATTTAGTCCATCTATTTTAGAATCCAGCTCATTCAATTTATCCATCAACCACGACACAGCTTTAGGTAAATCTTCAAATGTAATGTTCTTCTCACTCATATTGCTACTTGTTTTTTGATTTTTCGGCAAAGTAACAGCGATTGCGCATACTGATTTCATGGTGTAATACATCACATAAAAAAGCAGTAACGAAACATAATCATCATAAGAATTACCTGTTGATTATCAATGTGAATAGTGGAGAATGTCAATAGTAGATTTTTATGGTAATGTCACCAATCATAAAGGATTCATAAGGCGGTCACAAGAAAAGACTGTAGATAAAAATAAAAGCCACCCACGCAGAATCTACGCAGATGGCTATATAAGTAACTATTAACAGCAAGCAAATTACTTCAGTTTGGATAAATAAACCTCAAATAGTTTGATGTAAATTTTATCTAACAAGATGGTGATTGACATATACAAAAAATAATTTTGCAGTTTGTATCCCAGAGACATCATTTCCTTTATAGAAGGTAAATTGTGTTGATAAGAACGTGTATTATGAGCACAACGATTACGTTCTTTATAGACATACTCCTTGAATATCTCCAGCAAACTAAGTCCGCAAGTTGCAGTTCTCTTTTCAGCTTTAATATTGTTCTTATTTAGAAACAATTGTGTGCCCTGCATTATCCAACTTTTATCTATATTTATTGTAAGCAATTTATATTCATCATAGCTCCTTTTGAAATTTCGCACCAACAAACTATTTTCAAGTACACATTGAATAGAAGTTTTCCAGTCATCAAGTATTTCATCTCTAATAGCATCAGTAATATCAAATGTTTCATCAAGCTTTTTAATCTCATTCAAAAGATCATTATACACCATACATTTGTCATCGTAACTAGAACACTCGCCATATGGCTTGCGTTCATACCGTTCATAGCGGTACTCATAGTCCCTGCATGCCATTTCCCAACATATACATTTCAACTTTTGTTCTTGGGCTCCGGTTAATCGCAAAAAAAGAGAATGTAGTAAATAGTCACTAATTGGGTATGTCTCAATACCACCATTAGTAGCATCAAGAGATCTAAACGCTTCTTTTATTATTGCCGTTTCAGGTCTCAGAATAAACTGTATATGGTTAGTGGGCTGGATGTATGACATAACGATTGAATATAGTTATAGATTGTTCGACACGAGTACGCATATATTTCAATAATGAAGGAGAGGCTCTGTGACCATCATTCCGTTTGAAAAAGGATATTTTATTTTGAAGTTCCCTCATTAGAGCATCTTTACGAGTAAAATCTATATTGTTTCCTTCTATTACGGTATTGTACACAAGACCAAACATATAAACATCAGAATCAATGATTGACTTGAAATGTAATTGATTATATCCAAGTTCGTTTAAAGTATCATTTAATAGAGTAATTCTTGGAGCGAAATCTTTGCCAGGAAATATCGTTGAGAATTGAACAAACACACCATTATTTTTATCATTGACAACAGCATATATATATTCCTCATAGTATTTCTCCATTTTAGGCTTATATCCTTGCGCAAGTCGGTTGAATCTTCCATCTATTTTATATTGCGATAGAATTGCCATTGTCCTAACAAAATCGTATGCTTGATTTTTCCCGACTAATTCAATTTTTAGATTTCTGCAACATTCTGGATCAAAGAAACTTTGTAGTTCTGATTTAAGGAAATAAAGTGATTGACGACTTTCAATCGGATTTAAAGGAGTTCCTAAAATATTTATGTTACGGAATACGGAAGAATAAAATTCATGTTGCTCCGCTTCATTATCTGCATTAGGGATAATGAAGGAAAATGGGAGATATTTGTTCTCAAAAAAGTCTTCAGTTATTCCATAATTTACAAAGCTATATTGTTGATGAGTTATTGCGCTTTGTACACCTTGTACTGTCGGACCTTTGTCAGCAAATATTCGCAGTGACCAATTTATGTATTCTACATCTGGTTCATCATCTTCTTCCGCAACACCATCTGCCATGACCCGCTCGTCTTCATCACGAGGAAAAGCATCTTTTTTAGGATAAACTCCGAAAAATGCCAACAGAATACTAGATAAGCGTTGTTGCCCATCAAGTATTAAATTATGGTTTACCCCATCCTTATTACATACTCCAATTGTTACAGGAGGTACAAAGATTTCCCCTTTCAAACCATTAACAAATTCTTTTACTTGCTCTTCTGACCAAACAAAGTTTCGTTGATAAGGAGGTAGCTCCAAATCTTTTTTCAACAGCAATTCAATCCAATGCTTTAGAGAGTATTCTCCGTAGTAAACTTTTTTATCCATGTAATTCTTCATTTATTGGTTATATTGTGTTTTTTGTTAAAATCAACAAAGTTCATTATCTTGTGGATGACAAATCCAATTTGAAGGTTTCTGTAGCTTTCTCCTTTTTCTCATCTACAACTTTTGCGTACACTTGCGTTGTTCGTACATTTGTATGCCCCAACATTTTGCTGACTGTATAAATATCAGTGCCTCCAGCCAATTGTAGGGTCGCATAAGAATGACGAAAGCAATGGAACAGAATACAGGAAGCAAGCAGATGAAGGGATGAGAAAGGGAAACGTAATTGGTTGAATATGAGCAAAAGTTCTGTTTTTTGCTGAGATAATGGAAAGCAAAAATGGACAGGATATTGCAGGTGTTCAGTTACCAGAATGTTAGCTGCCCAGTTACCTGAGCCGAATAGGTAACAGACTGAACAATGAAGAAGCTGTCACAGAGGCTGTTATTCACTATATGTCAGCATTTTGCATATCAAAGGACGCTTATAAAATAGGTAATTTTGCCATTAAAAAATAAGCGTATGAAAGTAGAAAAATTTAAGGTGTTGCTCTACCTGAAAAAGAGCGGTCTTGACAAATTCGGAAAGGCTCCGATAATGGGGCGAATAACGGTGAACAACACGATGGCACAATTCAGTTGTAAGCTGTCATGTACTCCGGAGTTATGGAATCCAAGAGAAAGCCGACTGAATGGAAAGAGTAAAGAAGCCGTTGATATTAATGCAAAAATTGACCGGCTCCTGCTTTCTGTCAATTCTGCATTTGATTCACTTGTAGAACGTAAGATTGATTTTGACGCGACTGCCGTAAAAGAGCTTTTCCAGGGAAGTGTGGAAACCCAGATGACTCTGTTGAAACGGCTTGATATGCATATAGAGGATATGCGTTCAAGAATCGGTATTGATGTGGCGAAAAGCTCCATGTCAACATACATTTACACCCGCAGGTATCTTGGAGAATTTATTCAAAAACGATTCAAGACAAGTGATGTCGCTTTTGGACAGTTGAATGAACACATTCCTTGGGAGTTTCAGAATTATATTCTGAAGGACAAGGGACTTGCGGTAGATACGGCAAGACATTATCTGGCCATCCTGAAGAAAATCTGCCGGATGGCATTTAAGGAAGGATACGCGGAAAAGCGTTATTTTGTGAATTTCAAACTACCCCAAGAGCACCGTAAACCACCACGGGCTTTGAGCCGCGAAGATTTTGAGAAGATCCGTGATGTCGTAATACCACCGGAAAGAGTCACTCATAACATAGCCAGAGATTTATTCCTCTTCGCCTGTTATACAGGAGTCCCATATGCGGATGCGGTTTCAATTACCCGAGAGAATATATACAAGGATGATAAGGGCGATTTGTGGTTAAAGTATCTGAGAAAGAAAAATGATTATCAGGCACGCGTCAAATTGCTGCCGGAGGCTATCGCTCTAATAGAAAAATATCGTTCGGATGAGAGGGAAGAGCTTTTCCCGATGATACACCATCCCAATATGCGACGGCACATGAAAGGTTTGCGTGATTTGGCTGGCATAAACTGTGATTTGGTCTATCACATGGGAAGACATACCTTCGGAAGTTTGATAACCCTTGAAGCTGGTGTTCCCATCGAAACGATCAGCAAAATGCTGGGCCATACCAATCTGACTACTACCCAGCTTTATGCAAGGGTAACTCCTAAAAAACTTTTTGAGGATATGGACAAATTCATCGAAGCAACGAGTGATATGAAACTGGTATTATGAAATCAAAAAAGAAAGAATCATGAGAAGTACATATAAGCAACTGTATTATATAAACCGTGGTAAAGTCAAAGCTGACGGGACTACATCAATCATGTGTCGTATTACAATAGACGGAAAGGCTGTTGCATTATCGACTGGGTTATATTGCCAGCCGGAAGAGTGGAACAGCAAGAAAGGAGAAGTCAAAAACAACAGACTGAATGGAATGCTTTGTGAATATAAGAAACGCGTAGATAAAACTTATGCTGAACTGTTGAAAGTGAACGGCGTTATCAGTGCGGAACTTCTGAAAACAGCCATGACAGGAACTGCCGACATCCCGAAGTATATATTACAAGCAGGGGAAGTGGAACGGGAAAATCTGAAAATCCGTTCTATTCAAATAGATTCAACTTCCAGTTACCGACAATCAAAAATGTATCATTACTATCTGGGTGAATACATCCGTTCTCTGGGTAAGGAGGACATGCTTTTTACAGATATAACCGAAGAGTTTGGCATCAATTATATTTTATATCTGAAAACAAATTACCCTCATAAGCCATCATACCGGAATCATTGTCTTTGTTGGCTGAAACGTTTGGTCTATTTAGCCGTAGATAACGGAATCTTGAGGTATAATCCTTTGGATGATATAAAATATGAAAAGAAGGCACCTGCAAAGCTCATGTATATAAGCAAGAAACAACTTCAGGAGATAATGAGCAGTCCTAAACTTGATCCATTACAAGAACTGGCAAGAAGAACCTTTATATTTTCATGTTTTTGCGGTTTGGCTTATGTTGATGTACGCAATCTCTATCCTCATCATATAGGTACAACTGCGGAAGGACGGAAATATATCAGAACATTCCGCAAGAAAACAAGCGTTGAGTCATTTATACCATTGCATCCGGTCGCGGAGCAGATAATTTCCTTGTATAATACGACAGATGACAGTAAGCCCATCTTCCCGTTACCAATACGTGATATGATCTGGTTTGAAATACATGAGTTGGGCTTTTCCCATCAGTTCAAACATAACCTGTCATATCATCAAAGTCGTCACACTTTTGGCACCCTAATGGTCTCTGCAGGGGTTCCTATGGAAAGCATATCCAAAATGATGGGACATACAAATATCAGAACGACACAAGGATACGCAAAAGTTACAGATGACAAGATTTCGGAGGATATGGATAGGTTGATAAAAAAACATTAGGTTATAAAACGGGGCTGAACTAAAACAAAATTCAGCTCCGTTTTATATGCATTTTATGTGATCATAATCGCTATATTGTTTCAAAACACTTTATCCTAAAGGAATGTTAACATTTAGAGTCAATCATAATCTCTTAGTGTAAAAGTGATAGGAAAGTCTGTACTTTTAATATTAAATTATATTAATAAAAAACTAATGATAACATTGTATTCAATCGAACGCTATTGTCTTACTAGGTGATAATAAATTAATTGAGGAAAAGCCCACAAAACAAAACTTTTAACCCTCTAATACGGTTCTAAAATTATTCCACATATTAACATCCTCTCTTTCTTCTATAATCAATTGTCTCAACTTTATCAATGTTTCGCTATGAGAATATTGGAAAGAGAGAAATGGACTATCTGTTTCAAATAATAATCGTTCTTTTGGTATTAATGAAAACATAGATTGGAATTTTTTCGTATTCATCATTGATTTATTAATGGAGAAATAAAATCCATT